GGTGGGTAGTCAATGTCGACAGGGGCCAGAACGGTTTTTGTAGGTTGTTCCTCCTACGTGGTTACGACCACGAACTATCGGGTGTCTCCCCCGCTATCACTAGCGGGGCCCAAAGGTGCCTACTTACGGAGTCTTTTCAAAGGCTTCGTCTGTAGCTCTTAAGAGCTCCATCTGATGAAGGAACACTTTCATGACTTTCTCGTCATCGGCAACTCTTGCTGATGAAAAGAAATCATTAATCGTCTTGCCCTCATAAGACAGAATAACAGGCAACTCTTTCTCTGCGTCGTAAAGTAACTGAAGGAGCTCTTCAAGAGTTCCACAGTCACAATACTGTGCGTAGGCGGAGTCGTTAAGGTTATGACGAGGTCCAGAGATCACCAACATTACTGTTGCGAGATACTCTCGACGCCACCACTCGAGTCGTCTTTTCGCTGTCGTTTGATAGGCCATAAGAAGTATTGGTAAACGGTCGGTTGACACGTTTTTCCAAAGAAACTTCTCAAAGCCTTCAACTAAACGAAGAGACTTCTCGTAAGATCCCTTCAACGCTTGTGCTCGTTTGAGCAGAAGCATACGAAGGAATTCGGTTTTACCCTTAGAACTTTCACAAGTTCCAAGATCCTTTAGCGGCTTATTCCAGAAGAGTACTTTTCGCGACATCGTCGCCAAGTATTCACTAATGGAAGCTACTGGCTTCACTACCGACAGCTTGTTGGTACATGGAGCGAGTAGGCCGGAAAGGATCCAACTCACCAATGGGTGGTTTACTCCACGATTCAGATCCTTTTGTATCATTTCCCAGGTAATGGGATGAACAAATAATTTGATGAGTGGCGCAACCCATCCGTTCTTCTCCAAGTCTACCCAACCTCTTCTCACAGCTCTAGTCGCTAACTCGATCCGGGATGGAAATCCCTTCACGTTAAGCTCTTCGCGCAGTGATAAAGGAGAGATATTCTCGGACTTGAGGTAAGTTTGGTTCGCAAAGTTCATCAGCGAGCCGCTAATGTAACTTTTCGGTAGACCAATCTTAATCCCAAGTGAAGAACATATGGACGAGTAGGCCTCTGCAACATCCTTATTTGCGATTACCACATCATCACCTAAAACTAAATAGGCGGTGAAGTGGATCCAGCGCGGAAGTGGTGACTTCTCCTCTCGGAGTTGTCCACACTTAAACGCCGCCAACCAAACCAGTGCATGGTGCACTAAGGCCATTGATGCCCAGGAAGACAGGGCTCCCATGGGCTGTCCACAAGTGTATCGAACCTCATTGGCCCGGTGGAGAGCATCGACATCTTGGTAAGTTGGGTTTTTCACACCCGACATACCTCGATCATCGACGTTCTCTTTCGGAACCAAGAAGGGGAGACCCACAAGTAACTCAAGCCATAAGGTAAAGAGAGGCAAGGGGATCATAGGTTTGAATAACTCCTTGTAAAGGGACAACGGTATGGTATCCGTTGCACTCTTCAGGTCATACGAATAAAATTCCGTATAACCTCTTTTGGAGAATTCGAGCAGCTTACCTTCTTGATCGAAGGAAGCGTCTTGAGGCAGCGCCTTGAGACACTCGAACATCCAGACGTGGAGTGGTTTTAACACCAACTGAGTCCAGTAGTCTACGATCGCAATTACGCGGACCTTTCCAGCCGCTTCATACAAGGCGTGCAAACGCCGAAGTATGGGACGACCGTAAGGTCCCGCCTTCCACCATCGAATAAGAATGTCTCGGAACTCAGTAAACCGGAAGCCTTCCGGTGTCACTAAGACTCCTCGATAATCTCGTTCTTTGGTGTGAGACATATTCTCCTTTAAACCGGAGATGCGTGTTGTATCGGAGATCCACACGGACGCAGAATCCTCAAACCAACGTTTCGTAATGTCTGCTTTACAGATTTCGAGCCATTCCAGGATTAAGTTCCTAGGTTGACATCTCCATGCGTAAGCATCCGCACCCACGGTCAGCAGAGCTGGCCCGCGGTTAGGACCGGACTTCCCGGTGAAGAAGATCGAGTAGGCCGTCGGCCGACCCGGTTTCCTTCGCTCTGGGGAGAGGTCCTCCACAGATCTTATAGCGGTTATTTTGAGTAACTTCCAGAATGTCGGAACGAAGTTCTGCCATTCACGGAACACATCATTTGCGGAGTAATCCGGATGAGGTGCGGTGATACTTGATAAATCAGGTATTTTCCAATTACCCTCCATAACCTTATAAGAGTTTAACATCGATGACCAGAT